CGTAATAATTATGGTCGCAAAGAAAAACATTGCTGTGCGGCCAATAATGGCTTCCACGCGACGGGACAAAATTATCACCGTACTTAAAGCCACTATACCGACTACGCTTCCAATAAAATGAACAACAAAAATCAAAAAATAAGCAACCGGAGCAAAAAGAGCGAGCGTACAAATCACCACAGTCACTTGATGTGCCACATCACGACTTGAAATCATTTGTAGTGCATGTTCATCAATTCGGCCTTGGATAAGCCACCCCATAAAGATCGCGAAGAGAAGAGCCAAAGGAAAGACTTCGAGCGCGAAAACGATGTGTTCGTTAATAGAGAACATTGTGAAAAAAATTATCCCAATACCGCCGAAAAATCCGACGTCGTAAATAAATGCGAGAGCCGTTCCCAATATCGGTATCAAGTACAAAATGTCTTTGCTGAAAGCGAAACGCGGGGCCGCCGCTTCAATTCGATGTGCCTGCTCAAGGTCTTCGGCCATCACAAAGCTCCGTCAACGCCGCACGCACCTCGCTGTCGATCTCGGTGACGTCATGCGCGGATAGATGCGGAAGCCGAGCCGCGCAACGGCTCGGCACTGCCAGCATACCACCACGAACGGCTCGCAACACCCCAGACCATTCTGCCTCAACCTCGGTGGCAGCGACAAGCTCGCCCCGCTGGCGCGCGGTTTTCAGTTCGACGTGATCCGCTTGCGCCTTGGCCAATCTGGCGCGCTGGGCGGTTGCGCTGGCGATAGCGGTCTCGCCGCCGCGCCCGGTGGCCAGATCGCGCAGGTGTTTGCAGTAGCCGCGCACGCTGTCGGCGAGCACAAAATCTCACTTGCAAAATTCATTTTCTCTTTATTCGAATTCATTCTCGTTCCCGCGCTTTATCATGAGTGATGTTGAATGCTCACATTAACCGCTAGATGCCCGCTAGGGGGTTTTCAACAACACCGGCTCCGCATCAACTGGGAGGCCGGATACTCTTAAGCTATTCTAATTATGTGAGAAAATCCGAGCCGGCTTGGCCTTGAGCCGGCGGCCTTCGCCGGCCATTTAGGTCGCCCGCGCCGCAGCCGTTCCGCCGTCAAAGCCTTGCCGTCATTAGGAGCGTGCGACACGAGTACAAAGCAACGATAAATAAAATCAGTGAAGCAAGCCCAAAGGCAATGTTGCCATATTGGAAGCATTTTCCCACACGAGTCCATCGTTCTGACTTCGGCGTTTTGTGCACGTAGGGGTGCACAAAATCGTGTTTAAGTGCTAACGGCACGTTTGCGAAACACGCTTGAGCGAAATACATGCCTCCACTTGCAATCGCAGCACAAATAAGTCCCAAGCCAAAGAGAGTCATTGGCAAAATAAACGGCTGAATGCTTTCGAAGACTCGTTCTTTCTTTCCTGCGATAGTGCCCACGAAGGCGAGCAGCGCGATGACGCCGCCAGCATTGATTGTCATAAACGCACGAAGCGCGTTTATGCTCGCGGAGATGACCGATGTAAAAGCGTCTGACGCTGACTCTCGGACAGCGTTATGGGAAATCCGCGCTTGCTCGATATTGATTTGGTGAGGATCGGACACTACGCCGCCCTCGCCTTTGCAGGTGGCACCCGTTCAAAAATGGGGTCTTGTTCAACCGCTGTCGAGAACAAGATTTTCCACTGATCCGCCCACATCGAACCGGGGTGGGCGCGGGCCGGGACTGCCTCACCAGTAGCCAAGTTTACATCGGTCGTCACGTTTGTGTCCCACGCGCGGACGAATGCAACGCCGCCGACGAAAACGAGCGCGCCGATATTATTGGCGCTGGGCGAGCCGTCTTGTAGCAGTTTAAGATTGCGATTGGGCTGCACTACCGTGTCCGAAATCACCATCACGTCGCGATTTTGAAATTGGTCTTTCGTCACGATCCAAGGCAGCGCAATCGACGGATGGGGCGGGTTGTCAAAGGCCAAAACCAATGCATCGTTGGCGGCGGCTTGCCTGTGGATTTTCAGTCCCAATCCGCGGGCGCCCCCTGCAAAATGCAAAAAGAATTCTCCGGGGTTCACGTCTACAAATGGCTTTAAGGTACCAATCAAGTCCAAGCGCATCGTCTTTCCTTTCTGGAGCCGCCGGTATAGCGGTGCTTTCAGTTAGGAAACGGTCGGAACTTTACCAGTCAGGATTGTTGACCTATTGGCAGTCGCGCAAACCTGTTTAGCGCTCTGGCACCAACAGGTTTGCGAGGTACTTACAATCGGATGCGCTTAACGGGAATCGCATTTCTGCATCATTTCTGCCACTCGTGATGGCAAATCAGGCCACCAAAATTATAGGAATTAAATCATTTAAAAGGTCGTTAACGATGCGATGCTATCGGGATGGTTGAAATTCTGTAGGGACCGACCATTGTAAGGGCACGTTTCTATGTCTATGATTTTGGACGCTGAAAAACGCGCTAAGGATCATATAGTGTTCGCTCTCAAAACTCGTCCCCGCGAGGAAGACACGCGCATTGAACATGGTTCAATGCATCCAAAGGCCTTTTTGCCGCTGGCTCCGAAAGAGCCGGTGAACGTCGAAATTGCGCTTGAGGAAGTAATGGCGCGATTTCCTAAAACGCTGGATTATCTTGCCAAATGAACCAATCTGGCTAACGGATAGCCAAGTAATTGGTATCAATCGGAGGCTCGTCGCTGCTAGCGGCGAGCCTCACTTTTTGCGCGATGCGGGTCTTCTTTCAAGCGCAGTGGCAAGACCCCAAAATAGATGGGCATACTCCGATCATGATATTGTGAGTCTCTCAGGCAGCCTTCTCCTGGGAATTGGACGAAATCACGCATTTGAACAGGGCAATAAACGTACTGCTATGGCGGCGGCATCGGTATTTTTAAGATTAAATGGCTATTCATTTGTGGCTCCCGATGGGGAGCCATTGGGAATGTTTGTTGAGCGATCAATACTGGGTTCAATTTCAGAATCTGTATTTTTGGATACGTTACGAAAGTGCGTGATCACGACGGAAGAATGGGAAGAGTTCAAGCGAACGCGAATGAGATCTTGACTATTCGCGGCCTCCTTCAATTACCGTGAAGCGCTATCGACGATCCGGCGCGGTCGTTTCCGGCGTGATCCCGCCCCAAACTTATGCTGCAACCGATGCCCCACAGGCTCACAGTTTGAGTTCACCAGATGAAGATACTGATGGGAAAAGTTGGGTCGGGCGTGAGCGTCGCTAGTCCGATAACGTCAAACGTCATCGACGAAATTCGCGAACGCACCGGCTTTCGCGGGCTAAGGGCCGGAACCCTAAACGTAAAACTACCGGAGCCTCATCCGACTCGTGGGGATTTTTACTTACGCAACAGCGAGCGGCGGAAACCCGAACGCGGAGGAGAAGATTGGTCTTTTGAAATCTGCCGTGTTGGGCGACATGGACGAAGCCTAAAAGCCCTCATATTGCGCACCAGCACGAATTTTCACGGGGACAACATGCTCGAAATAATGGCCGAGGAGTATTTGCGCGATTGGCTACCAGTCAAGGATGGCGACAGCGTAGATGTGACAGTCTATGAGAACGCCGACGAAAAACCATGATGACCGCGTCGCGGCAGCCTGTGCGTTCGCTGTGCTGGGTAATGTCAGGGACGCCTTTGGGCCCGCTGGAATTCACCCAAACCTCTCATTGCGAAAACTTCGACTTCGACACATGACGTAGTGACGCAAGTATCTTGTTGCAGTCTCGTAAGGGCTGAATGCAGGACCCCATTGCGGGATTACGTCGTAGCCCACGAGTCGCTTGGGCGCCGCCATAAAGGCGTCAACAGCGGCGGTGAGGTCGGCAATCGTGGCCATTAACATCAAACGTTGAGCTAATCGGCCGCGGCGCGCAACGGGCCTATGGCCGCAGTATGCAGCACTGGGTCTTTACATTTATATATGACCGTATATAATTGTAACATTCTGCCGTTTATGGAGCGATCCAATGGCTGAAGGTCGGTTCGTTGCCTATTACCGCGTGAGCACCCAAGGCCAGGGGCGCTCTGGTTTGGGACTAGAAGCCCAGCGAAAGGCCGTGGGAGATTTTCTCGACGGTGGACACTGGAAGCTAATTGCTGAATTCACAGAAATAGAGAGTGGAAAGCGCTCCGATCGCCCAAAGCTGGCCGAAGCCATGCGGGCTGCCAAACGCCATAAGGCAACGCTCGTTATCGCGAAGCTGGACCGTTTAGCCCGTAGCGTCGCATTCATTTCCGAGATTATGGAAGGCGATGTCGAGTTTGTCGCCGTGGACATGCCCATGGCAAACCGACTGACGGTTCATATCCTAGCGGCGGTGGCCGAGCACGAAAGGGAAATGATCAGTCAGCGGACGAAGTCTGCGCTTGCTGCGGCAAAAGCGCGTGGAACCCTGCTCGGCAATCGTACCAACATAGAGATCGCTCAACGCAACTCCCGCGCTGTTCGCTCAAAGACCTCAATCCAATTCGTGCAGAACTCGATTCCGATAATCAGACAAATTCAAGCAACGGGTCTGACCTCGCTCAGAGAGGTCGCTGAAGCACTCAATGCACGCGGCGTTAGGTCGGCGCGCGGCGGTAGTTGGCATCCCACGCAAGTTAAGAGGGTGCTGGAGCGCGCTAACCAAGGAAGCAGCACATGACCCGGCCAAAACGGAAATACAATCGCCTAATTCCCTCTGCCTGGGCTGAGTTAAAAGGCTATTGGGAGGCAGGCGATCATACGTTGGCCGAGCTATCGGACCGATATGGCGTGAGCCCGCGTGCGATCCAAACCCATTTGTCGAAGCTTGGCAGCGTAAAAGGTGCAAAAGCGGCCGAAATGGCGGCAGCGGTGCAGAAAGAGATATTCAAAGAAGAGTTGGGGGACCAGGGCACACTTGTTCATCGAGCAAAGGAGACCCGCGAAACCGCCTACGCCAACGCAAAAATAGTCGAAGAACTTGTCATGGCTCAGCTCCAGCTTGCCCAAAAAGACCCGACGCAGGCATTCAAGGCAGCAAACGCTTTAAAAGCGCTCTCGCTCGCAGCTTCTGCATTGGAGAGGCTGCACGCTACCAAATTGCGTGCGCTTGGCTTGGATAAGGAAAATGCCCTGCCCGACGAACTTCCAGTTCTAATTTTCCGCGATCTTACCCCAGGCGAACTAAAAGTGCTTCAAGAGCGCGATGAAGCCGACGACGAGGGCGAGCTGGGCACACCTATTGCCCCGGCGGATGACGCAGATATTGATTCCACTGGCACGGACAGCGATGACTCCGATGACATCATTGTGGAGGGTGGAATTGTGGAAATTGAAGTGGAGGAACCGGCAAAACCTCTCACCGCGGCTACGATAGCTCTCGGCGGGAGACTAGTGCGAGACCATCTACGCTAACATTGCGGGGAGATGTCGTATCGGTGGGCGAGATCGCGCAATCGATCGAAGTCCCATTGGTTTTCGGATTCGCGGACCCCCATCCGCTCTGTGCTCACGACGTTTTTTTCAAGGCGCAATCATCGGTGGGAAACATGGTCGCTGTGGTTTTCGATGTCCGCTCTTAGTCCGATAGCGACCATGTTGTTTGCATCGCGGCGAACGACGCTTTGTGCCATAACCAGACTCATGCACCGCAACAAACAACATCGCTGATCGACGGTCTCGTCGGCGCGGGCGAGCAGCATCTGCGGTATAACGACCCTCAGATCAACAACAGGTTCTGGTGAGCAACAGCATTGTTGATGCCGAGGATCGCAGCCGTGACCGTGGCAGGATTGTAGGTCACACCCTGAATAACGGTGCTGTCCGCCTGGAAGGCCGCATCGCCAACGGTCTGCACAACAAGAATGCTGCCGCCGGGCTGCTGCGAGGCATTGGACAAGTCCAGCGATACCGCAATCTTGTTATCGACGGCTGCCTGGCGCTGCGTCGCTGCCAGAAGTTGCGCGGCCGTTAGCCCAGCGGCGCCAGCCGCCAGATTGTAATCGACCAGATCATGCACGAACTGCCCCACCAGTCCGGCACGTGCCGCCTGTACGCTCTGCCCTCCGGCCTCGGACTGAGCCAGAATATTGGCCCAATAGGCGATGCCACCGGGGTCACCAGCATTGCCGCCGATGTTGACATAGAGCGCGTTGATGAACGCGCTGTCGTTCAGGCTACCGTAGAGCGAGTTGAAATATGTGCTCTGTGTATTGACGAAGGCTTGCCCCAGCACCGCAGCATCGTTGAGCGTGACGGCCGTGGTCCCGGCATTGGCAGTCGTTACGCCCGCGCCATCGGACTGCTGCCCCACAATACCGGCCCAGTATGAAACACCGCCGGAGTCAGTGGCGCGACCGTAAAGTGCCGCATAAAGCCCAAGAATCTCCTGCTGCACCGAGGTCGGCGGCACCGTCGTGGTATCCACCTGGATGCCGAGATCACTGGTGACCGGTCCTAAGAGGCTATTGCCATTGTTATCGACGATGCTGGTGCCAGTCGGCAGATTGAGGCCGGTTACATGCAGGTCAGCGGTGTTATCCCCCGGCTGCACAGCATAAGTGAAAGTGAGCGTGTTGGTGCCTGAGCCGTTGGTATAGCCCGCCACTTCACCATCATTGAGTTGCAACGTTGGCGTGCCGGTCACTGTCTCCACCAAACTGGTCGTTAGGGTTATCGTGACCAGGTGACCGGCATTCACGTTAGTGGCGTTGTTGTCTGTTGTGGCCGAGATCGACGCCGCCGTCGGCACGAAAGTGTCGGTAGATACGTTGAAGATGGCACCATCTTGAAAAACAATGTATGAAATATCGGTCAGAACCGCATTTTGGTCCAAACCAGCATTTTCGGTAAGCGTCACCGTGCTCGCATTGACTTCAACTATATTATAGTCGGCCGGATTACCAAGAACGTAGACCGTGTCCGTTCCGCCGCCGCCATTGACCTGTATTGGCTGTGCCGCTGTACCCACCGCATACCCGGCCAACGTGTTGTTCCACGGTGAGGCGTTGATGATGATGTAGCCGCCATCATACATACTGCAGCTACTGTTACTCAATGTTTGCTGTTGTGGCGATCCGACAAGAGGGTAATAGGTTGCGTTTGTTGACTGTACGCCGTTTATCTCAATTGAATCTATGTACGTCGTTTCGTTCTCCGGACCGCCAACACTGACGGCACTATCGATCGCGATCTTCAGTTGGCTGATGCTGACGGCCCCAGAAAGCGTGAAGTTGAACGTTTGCTGCTGCGTCCACGTAACACCACTGGAGTCTACATAGGTGCCGGGCGTGTTCGCCAATGACTGCGCGCCCTCATCGGCACCATTAATATAAAAATGGATGGTTTGAACCGCTCCATTAATTATGGGTCCGCTAAGCGTAATGGAAATCGTAGTGCTAAACGTTTCTAATTGAGTAACAGGTTTTCCGTCGGCTGCCTGAAGGGCGTTGCTGATCTGATTGCCATAGAGATAGATCTGGTCATTGGCCACGCTGCCCGTGAAGGACGACTGGTTGAATGACAAATACTCTTTTCCACCAAACCAAGATGAAATAACCTGCTCAGCAGGCTTACCGTTTATGGCAAAGTCGGTTGAGTAGCCGGGATTGGCTGAACTTGTCAGATTCGGATCCATGTCCCATGCGAATATTCCAGCAAGCCAGCTGGGCTCATTCACGGCCCACGTGTTAAAAAATGATTCCCACCAATTTGTTTGGATCTGCAAATCAGATACTGATCCGGCCGAGCCACCGCTGCCAGTATTCAAGTTTGATCCTACAAAGCTTGCAGCTCCCGTTTCTGTAAATAATACGGGCTTGCCGATACTCTCAGCTATTTGAGTAATGCTCTGAACCCAGTTTTGGGGGGATGTTCCAAAGTACGTCGAATTGTTCCATGCAGCATCAAACTGGGCAACGGTTGGGTTAGATTGTTGCATGCTTATCCGGTTGACGCACACAAACGCTGAGAGCCACTACATCTAGGAACAACCATGACAGACCGCAGAGGATTGGGACGAAAGACGCCGGGAGCACTTAAACCTGCCGTGGCCCAAGCCATAGCTAACGAGCGTCAGCGTTGCGCCAACATCGCTCGCTTTGCCGAGCAACATTGTAAGACGCCGGTTGCACAAGGCGTCGCAAATGCGATAGCCGAAGCCATCGAGAACGATGCAATTGGGCCGCCGCGATGACCACAAGATGTAGGGCTGTGTGTCTTAACCGGATAAGCACGGATTGTTGAGTGAGCCCCGGGTAGACATCCATTCCAACATAATCGAGCAGGTTCCAAAACTGAATGTGCTGTACTTCGTCATTCACGGCCGCGGAAGGGTCGGACGAATTGTAAAAAAATGGAGTGCCAATCTCAGCAGAATAAGTCAGCGCCCCGCTGTACACCCCCCGTACAGCAGCAATGATATTATCCCAGTATGGCGTGTATTGCGGTAGCGTCGCATATGCCATTTCGTTGCCGATTGAAAGCATGCTGACATTATATTGCTGCGCCAATTCGGCAAATTGTAAAATGTAAGCTTCGTAGCTAGCGAAAAATGCGGCAGGGTTGGCAATAACCAACGAATCGCTCGGAGAGTCTTGTAAAAGATTATTGTAGTTGCCATCCGCATCTAACGTCATAATTTGCGGCTTCAACAAGACGTTTAGGCCTTGAGCCTCAGCGGCCGCGATTGCAGACCCGAGGCTGCTCAATGAGATGGTATTACCAGGAAACACATCGCCAAGATTCAGGGAAGTTATAGCCCCCGAAGACATATTTATTTGAGAGACGGAACTAAGTTCTACCCAATTTGCGCCATCCGTCTTAGCCTCGGTAAGCATCGAAGGATAATTCGAGGTTGAATATCCCTGCACGGTATAACTCGTCATACTCATGCCTTGGATTGCAAACACGCCCACGTTGCCGCCTGCACTGTTCGTAGCATTATTTGGCAACATCGCGTCGCTACTATCACTGAAAGTCTGAATCGACGAGGCGGTGGCGTTGACGCTGTTGGTGATCGCTTGCCCCGCAACAAAAAAGGGCGACCTTTCAACGATCGTCATTAGAGCTGCTGTGGTATCTGTATTGCTCTCTACACAGCTGCCGTCGATCATAGTTGCGTGCGCGTCCCGCGGCAGGTTCAAGCCCGAACCGCCCGAATAGGAAGAAACATCATTGTCGTAAAATTGCTGCGAGGATGCGCCCAGCGCCGTTATTACTTGCGAGTTGTTGAGCGCCTGCGCACCCGATTGTAATTCCCCGTCGACCTGGATCTTGCTGGCGCTAACGATTGTCGCGGCCACATCTGCTGTCATCGAAATGATAGAGCTTTGCGGATGTGGGAAAACATCGTCAGGGACGGACGAAACACCTAAAGCGTCGGCAACAGGCGAGGCAGCATAGTTGATCCAATCAGCTCCCTTCTGGAATGCCCCCTAATGTAACGCTGATAATTGCGAAGCTGGGAATGATGAACCGTCTGAACTAAAGTCGTCGCTGTGAGGATTGAGGCCTATGCTGGTAGTTGCAAGTTGTCGAAAATATGCCCCAGCAATACGGACCAGCTCAAAATCTACCCAAGTGCTCATCGCCGCCCGCCCCCCCCAATAATCTGGCCCAACCTCAAAACATCGCGGCTCATTCGGCGAGCGGACGAATCCCCCCTCGTAAGCTCGCGGCAGGAGTTGCGCTTCGGGTCAATCGTTGCCGAGCGATTCCGCGCCCATGCCCACCTTTGTCCGCTTTTGTCCGATAGCGACCTTTCCGACGCATCTGACAGCACGTCGGCGAAGTGTCTACACGCTTACTTCTGTACTTTTCGTTATTCGACCAAGCGCGGTCTATAGCGGCGACCAATGGCTGCTGGACGTATCTATTCGTATATTTAGTTGCCCGAGGATGCTTCCAGCAACACCACCAACTGAGATTGCAGAAATGCACGCCGCGAATGAGCCGTAAAGGCTGGCAGCAGCAGCAGCAATCCTGGCGCCAGGCTCGGGAGATGGTGTTGCAGCGGCAGCCGTCGTCGCTGCATGGACAGCAATTACAGAACATCCGGTGGCGTAACCTGCCACTGCTCGTCGTACAGCTTCACTTGGAGAGTCTGGCCCCGATACAACAAAAACGACGTCACGTCTTAAAAGTTCTGTACGGACCGTAAAATGCGTTGGGTTGGTGCAAATTTTGGCCCCCAACCCTTCCACCCAGTGCGCGCAACCTGTACTAGTTGTGACCCGCGGTGCAGTAAATAGATCAGGATAGTCAAACCATTTTTTGTTATAGTATTCTGCCGCGTGTGCGCTCTCGCAAAAGCAAAAAATTAACACAACGAGCGCAGAAACAAACGAACGCATTACCACCTCCCAATGGCTCGACGTACCGCGTCTTCCTGAGTGAATACACTCTTCGCGTGTAAGTCAAATATTTTTCTTTTCCGACAGCTCATGCTGGCATGTCCGCTTCGGGTCATTCGCTGCGGAGCTATTCGGCCTCCGGGCGGCCCTTTGTCCCTTGTTAGTCCGATCGCGTCCTGGATTTTGCGGCGCAGCGAACGCAGCGAATGGGATAGACCGGCCGTGCTCCTGCCCCGAACGCACATATCTGCGGACAATGCGTTGCGGCTCACGTACCGCCTTCCCTGACTCAGCGTGAGGCATCCGGTAGGCGTTGAGCGATTGGTGGCGGCATGTAGTGGGCGCATCGCCGCCCGCTCAAGCCCAAAGTTGCCGTTACAGACTTGCCCTCGCCGCGCGTAATCCCGCATCCACCAGCCGGATCGTCATGCAGCCTCTTCGCGTTTCTCGGCGGGCGCCAGCGCCTCAGCGAGCAGCGCGTCGAGCAGGCGGCGGCAGGTGTCGTTGCCGGTGGAGAGGCTCGCCTCAAGCCGGTCGCACAGCGCCATCAGCTCATCGACCATGGCGACGATGCGGTGCTGCTCGGCGAGGGGTGGGAGTGGAATTGGCAACGAGACGAGCGTCGTCTGATTTATCTTCGGCATTGTTGCCTGCGCGCCCGACGCATTTGTGGAAAGAAAAGCGCGCGCGGGCGGCGACACCGACGCGAGATGAACAAATTGAAGGCTAAGCAGAGCGGACACCCTCACCTTCATAATCAGATCGGGAAAGAGAAACCTGTTCGGCGGGCCTTGGTAGACCGCTGCAATCCCAACGTATTCGCGCGTGTTCCCTCTTTGAAAAAGTAGATCGCCGTCTTTTAGCCAGAAGTCCGAGTCGGGAGCAATGTTTGCTTCAACGTGTTTGAAATAGTTCGGATTGAACGCACCGCTTGTTGTTGCGGTCAAGGTTATTGCCTTAGGCGCATCTTCGCGGGTCGTTGGCTTAGGAGAAATGCCGTTCTGCGGTCCCGATACAATCAATTGGTCAAGCGTGGCCCATTTCCATGTTTCGGGCAAAGGATAGGGTTCGCCCTCGGGATCGATCACGGCGACGGGACGCCTAGCGCCACCCTTTGCCTTCGCGATCCGTTTTAACAATTCCGACGCCGGTTCGTCGCCCGCCACCTGCGGCACCAGTTTGCCGCGCACTGCGAGGTTGAGGATGGTCTGGCGAAGCTGCTTGATCTGGTCAGGACGCGTGGTCAGGGCAGGCAACGCGTCGAGCACGAAATGGGCGTCGGCCTGGAAAGCTTCGGGATCGGGCGCGTTGAGGCGGGCGAGGCTCGCCGCCGAGAGCCGGTCGCGCGTTGCCTCCCGCTCCGCCCTCGCCGTCTCCAGCCGATCGCAAAAGGCCATCAACTCATCAAACTTGGAGACGATGCGCTCTTGTTCAGCAACGGGTGGAATAAGTAAAACGTGAGCGAGGAACGGCGCGCGATTGATGTGCATCATGGCTAGGCCGTGTGCATGTTCACTCTGAGCCATTATTTGGATTGCGTTACGTAGCAATAAATGCAGAAACCTCGTGGTTGTAAGTTCTTCATTAGGCAAGACGCGAAAGATATGCTGGTTCAGTACTCCCGCACCTCGCGACCAAATAAATGCCTCTAGCGTCGCCGACCAAGAAACAAGGATATCTCCGTCCCGAACAAGCACTTCGTCCGGGAATGTGCCCTGTGCGTAATTAAATTCCTTTGACCGATCAGTCAGGTTTTGGATGCGGACTATCGGTAGCCCACTTTTCTTCCAATCGGAGGGCTTGAAGGCCATGCCATTGATGTAGAGGCCAGAGTCATTAATGCGCGCGGGCATCCATCCTGACGGAATATCAGCCGGATATTCGTCAGATTCGAGGGGATCAGAACGCTTCCACTGCAGCCGACTGGTTTTCTCGGCTTTCGCTTCAAGTCGCTCGCGGACCAACTCCAATGACTTCTCAGGCCAACAATCCCTCGGCTTTTGTGGAAGCAACTTGCCGCGCACGGCGAGTTTAAGAATGGCCTGGCGGAGGCGCACAATCGCGTTAGGTGCGTCGCCGACACGATCGAAATGTTCCAGAAGCTGCGCCGCGTTCATCGAGCCAGCGCCTCGGCGAGGATTGCTTTCAATTGGTCGCGGAGGCTCGCCGTCTCGGCCTCGGCGGCGTTCAGACTTTCGAGCAGAACCTCCGGGTCGCCGTGGTCATCGGCGATGGTATGCGGGTTCTTAATATCGAGGTTGTAGCCGCGCGCTTTCACCGCCTCGGCCGTCACCTTCCACGCCTGTGGAGTCTCATCGCGACCCTTCCTCTTCGGCCCGCCCCACCAGTCGATGCAGCCTTGCAGATGCTCGAAGCGGATCGGCTTGGTCATCGAGTAAGCTTTCTGGCCTTCCGGCACGCGGTGCTCGTAGAACCAAATGTCTTTCGTTGGTTCGCCCTTCTCGAAGAACAACAGGTTGGTGCCGATCGAGGCGTAGGGCCTGAACACCGAATTGGGCAGGCGGACGATGGTATGGAGATCGCACTCCTCCATCAGATGTTCCTTGAGCCGCGTCTTCACGCCTTCGCCGAACAGCGTGCCATCCGGCAGTACCACGGCGGCGCGGCCATCCTTTTTCAACAGGCGCACGATGAGAGCGAGAAAAAGATCGGCAGTCTCGCGCGTCTGAAAATGTTTCGGGAAATTGCTCTCGATGCCGTCCTCCTCGCGCCCGCCGAAGGGCGGGTTGGTCAGCACGATGTCCACCCGGTCGGACTGGGTGTAGCTGATGTAGGGCCGGGCCAGCGTGTTGTCGTGGCGCACGAAGCTCGGGTCCTCGATGCCGTGCAGCAGCATGTTGGTGACGCAGAGCATGTGCGGAAGCTGCTTCTTCTCAACCGCGCGCAAGGCGGCCTGCATCATCTTCTCATGCTCGGGCTTCTTCACGTAGCGTTCGCGCATGTGGCGCAGCGCACAGGTGAGGAAGCCGCCGGTGCCGCACGCCGGATCGAGCAGGATTTCGCTGGGATGCGGGTCGATGCGGTCCACCATGAAGGCGGTGACGGCGCGCGGCGTGTAGTACTCACCCGCGTTGCCTGCCGATTGCAGGTCGTTGAGCACCTGCTCGTAGATATCGCCAAAATGCTGACGCTCGGCCAGATTGTTGAAGTCGACTTCGTTGATCTTGTTCACGACCTGCCGCATGAGCTGGCCGGATTTCATATAGTTGTAAGCGTCCTCGAAGACGTCCTTGACTACGCGACGGCGGTCGCCGGGTTTGGTCGAGACCCCAAGACTTTTCAGCGCCGGGAATAGTTCACCGTTGACGAAGGCCATGAGTTCCTCGCCGGTGATGCCCTCCGGGTCTGCGGCCCAGGTGCGCCACTGGTGCTTCTTCGGAATCGGCGACCGGTAATCACGATTCAACAGTTCCAGTTCCTGGTCCTGGTCGTCGATGATCTTGAGGAAGAACATCCAGCACAACTGGCTGATGCGCTGGGCGTCGCCATCGACGCCGGTGTCTTGGCGCATGATGTCCTGGATGGATTTTACGACGGTGCGGACTGACATAACTTACGCGGCTTCCTGATAGAGGGCGGATTGCAGTTCGTGGACGGCTCGCTCGAAGCCTTGCCGGTCGCCGAACGCCTTGATGAGTTGAACGACGCTGCCCATTTCGGTGAACGGCGAGATTTTCAGCACATTGCCGTCGTCGAGATTGAGAACGCCCTCGTCAGCATATTTGGCGAGGAGCGCATCGAGAACAGCATGAGCCTGCGGCCCGTACTTAGTGAAAATATCGCGCTTCTTGACGTTGTCGGCCCGCTCGCGCCTGGTGAGTGGCTTCCGACCGAAGGCAACGTGGCAAATGAGGTCGAAAGGGTCGAGGTCCTTGCCCAGTTCCTCGGCGATGGGGTCGAGCGGCAGACCCTCCGCCTCCAATTCATCGATGATGGCCTGCTTGCGCTCCGCCGCTTTCCACCGCTTGAGAAAATCGTCGAGGCTGGCGAAGCGCTTCTTTAGGGCCGCCTTGGTGAAGTCGCGCAGGGACTCGGTGATGAGTTCACCGTTCTCGTCGAGATATTCCACGCGCTCGGCAATGATGCGGGCTTCGATGCCATCGACATAAACTTTCTTTTGTCTTTGTCCGCCCGCCGGAATTGTGATGTCGGGCGGCTGCCCGTCAACAATCGTTTCGTCATCTCCTGGGGTCGGTGGAATGGGCTCATCTTCGTCGCTGGCGGGTGGCACGTCATCGGGTGGCACGACGGGGTCGCCTTCGCTTGGCTCGTATATCTGCACTGGCTCGCCGTCGAAATCAGGATCGGCGAAATGGCTGGTATCACCCCGAAAGTCGATCAAAGTGAAATAGAACTTTTTGGTGTCCTCGTGCACGCGGGTGCCGCGCCCGACAATCTGTTTGAACTCGGTCATCGAGCCGACTTCGCGGTCGAGCACGATCAGCCGGCATGTCTGCGCATCCACGCCGGTAGAGAGCAGGCGCGAGGTGGTGACGAGGACGGGATATTTGGATTCCGGGTCGATAAAATTGCCAAGTTGATCTTGGCCTTCTTTGTCATTGCCGGTGATGCGCATGACATAACGGTGGTTTTCGGCAACGAGATCGGCGTTCTCATTGATGAGCGCCTGGCGCATCCGCGCCGCGTGCTCCTGATCGACGCAGAAGATAATGGTTTTCTGGAAGCGGTCGCCACTTTCCTTTAGAAACTCGGTGACTTTGCGGGCAACCAGCTTGGTGCGGTCGTCCAGCACCAGGGTGCGGTCGAAATCCTTGGTGTTATAGATGCGGTCCTCGACTTCCTCGCCCTCGCGGTCGAGTTGGCCCTTTTCAGGTCGGTAGCCTTCCACGTCGAGGTCGATATGGACCTTGATAACCTTGTAGGGAGCGAGAAATCCATCGCGGATGCCCTGCTTCAATGAGTAAGAGAAAACCGGGTCGCCGAAATAGGCGATGTTGGAGATGTATTTGGTCTCTTTGGGAGTTGCAGTCATGCCGATCTGCGTTGCGGATGAGAAGTATTCAAGAATCTCGCGCCAAGCCGAATCCTCCGCCGCACTGCCTCGATGACACTCGTCGATCACGATCAGATCGAAGAATCCGGGCGAGAAATCGCGGAACAACTTTTGCCGTTCCTCTGGGCCGGTGATCGCCTGATAGAGGCCGAGATAGACCTCGTAGGATTTGTTGATCTGCCGTGTTGGGTCGAACGCCGTTGCCAGTTCCGTCGTCGTGCCATCTAACTTCTCAATGGTCTTCGCATTCACGCTTAATTTTGCCATAACTGTGCCGAACGGCCGGAAGTCGTTCACCATCGTCTGATCGATAAGCACATTGCGGTCGGCGAGATAAAGGATGCGCTTCTTACGGCCAGCCTTCCAAAGACGCCAAAGAATCTGAAACGCGGTGTACGTTTTGCCCGTGCCGGTCGCCATGACGAGGAGGATGCGGTCGCGGCCCTTGGCGATGGCCTCGATCGCCGCGTTGACGGCATTGACCTGGTAATAGCGCGGGGCCTTACCGCTGGCGTCGTCGAAGTAGTCTTGAAGCACGATCTGCTCGGCCTCATCCGTCAGGCCCTTCCAGGCGCGATAGCGCGCCCACAGATCGGCTGGCGAAGGAAAGGCATCGAGCGCGAGGTTCGTTTCGATCGCACCGCTCGCGCCGGTGCTGTCGTGAAACACGAAGCCGTCGCCATTGGATGAAAACACGAAGGGTATTTTGAGCGTCACGGCGTACTCGAGGCCCTGCTGCATCCCGTCACCGACGCTATGAGAATTATCCTTGGCCTCGATCAGAGCCAGCGGGATATTGGGCTTAAAATAGAGGACATAGTCGGCGCGCTTGGCTTTTCCGCGACTGACGAGCTTGCCGCGGACGATGATGCGGCCTTTGGTGAAGCTCACCTCCTCGCGGATTTGCAACATCTCATCCCAGCCTACCTGACGCAGGGCCGGCGTAATGAATTTGGTGCAGATGTCGCGTTCGCTGAGCGTGTGCTTATCCACGATGGCAGCCGGTCCTCGTTTTAGCTGTGGATGCTGTCGGTGCAACCATTATCAGCATCGGGGAGCAACAACCCAGAAAAATTGCCACTAAACCGCTCGAAAAACGGATCAGGCTGGCTCTACTAAACAAGTGCAGATCCTTGGAACATTGACTAACTAGGAAAACTTCGAGAAAAACGGCACGTATCCACCACTGATGGGTGCGGAGGCATTCACAGCTCCGAACCATAGCGATGTCGTCTAGCTGCGCGCTGTTGAGGTACGCAGAGTAGTGATTATGCGCTGAGATTTCGCGTCGGTGGGCGCGATCGCGCTATCGGTCGAAGTCCCATTGAAATTTGATCGCTCGGACCCCCATGCGCTCTGTGGTCACGAGGTTTTTTTCAAGGCGCAATTATCCCGTCGGTGGCGGCGGCGTCACGCGAATCCGATACCTTTACCAGCACTGCTATCGCTGCGGTCCTACCGGACCTGTCGCCCCTACTGACTGTGTCAGGGTATAGCCGCCGCCCGACCCTGGGCCATGATCGCCCGATGGAGCATCCACGGGCGGCTGCGCACCCAGCGGACACCAATAACCGCCCGGTCGCGGGTCCAAGCAGGCGTCATTTTGTTCGCTGACCACGGTGCAAATGCAAACGGCGGCGAGGCAGACACAGCCTGCCCATCGTCTAAAAATGCGAACTGGGTTTTCCATTTCCAGATACCTAGCCGTGCCGTTTCAATAAATGGGGGCGCGAACGCGGCAAAACAAGGTCGGCGTCGCGACGGTCGCTCGGTTGCGCGCCAAGACCAGCGGTGTCATCGGCGCGATCTTGTTCTTGATCGGTTTGGCTTGGGTGGACCTCGTGGTGCGCTTGATGATCGGATTGTTGAAGTTCTGAGTGACGCAAGGCAGCGAACTTCAAGACCCGACCAGTTGCGCCGGGCTTTTTCATTTCCAACCCCCTTGAACGCGCCTATTATCAGGTCCAACGCGGTTGCGTACAAAATGCCTGATGCACGACGAAAATCTGACGCGCCCTCAGAACGCGACAAAGCCTTTCTTCTATTCGGCAGAGCAATGGCCGCATGGGCCAAACTCGAAAAAGGCTTTTACGCATGGTTTGAACACATTACGTTGCTCGATATGAGGCAAGCGCAGCCTTTATATTTTGCTCCAACTAGCTTCAAAGCGCGAACAAACTTGATCCGCGCCGCGCTCAAATCCAACCAATTAGAATCTGACGAACAAAAATTCATCGAGAAAGCGCTAGGTCGTGCCGACCAATACAATAGCTTTCGAAATAAATTGGCGCACGGCGAATTCACTATCGAAGGATTGCTGATCGAGAGCAAAGAGCTGGATTACAAGGCGGCGATCCTCGCGACCGAGCCGGTCACTGCCGTCTCTTCAGAATGAGGAATTCATGACCCCAGAGAAGCCACTGTTCATTCCGCTGCGAACTCGGTGGTTCCGCATGTTTGAGGCAGGAACAAAGACAACCGAATATCGCGCTTATGGCAGCCGCTGGAACGAGCGCACGTGTCGTATCGGTCGCGCTGCCAGGTTGTCTCACGGTTACAGCGGCGCGAGGATAGAAAAGCATGTTGTCGGTTTCAAAAAGCTGTCGCACTTTGAAGCGCCGGAGGCCGCTACGCAGATTTATCCGAACGCTGAATTCATTGCAGCAATCGAGCTTGGTTAAATCATGGTGCCGTTAGAGTAAGGGCCCGTTGAGATGCATCTGGCTGAATTATTAGCGGCCGGTCGAGCAGCTGTTTGAAGTGCCGCCAGCCCTTGCATAAGGGCCGCTGCAGACTGGGCCTCCGCCTTGGCCAGATGTAGGTCGGAGGGGCCGCCTTCGAAATATGCTTGAAACACGGGCCTTTTACTGTCAAATGCCTAGCCCGGCTAACGGGGAGACTCCTTTTTTAAGATTTAGTACATTTATTCGCTGTGGCGAGAGTTACCTGCCACTGACACGAAGGAAATGATTATGCCTCGTTGGGGTTTACAGTCCTTACAGGCTGTATGGTACGCGGCTGCAATTTCTCCTCAATCAACGGCGAACAGCATTTACTCTGCTGTGGTCGGCACGGCTCCCACAGCTATTCAATCCAACCCAACCGGGGGTCTTTCCTTAGCTCAAGGTCAGGATGCTCACGGCATTTATCGCGTGCAGATCCAAGGCGGTCGTGTGGATTTTTTTCATAACCCATTGCCTGCGTCGCCGAATGTATTTCCACTCTTTTCTGATTTTGATTCAGCAATGAATCGTTTTCGAGCCAACCTTCCGAAAGGAAGCGCGACGATTGGCAGTGTCGATCGTATTGCTATGGTAGTGAACACCTCAGAGGAGCAGCCAAGTCCTGAGGCTGCGGCGGGGCTGATTTTGCCAATACTAAATATTACTTTGCCGTTTCAGGACGGTAGAGAGCTGATTTTTCAAATCAATCGCAAAAGACAATTTCAGTCGATTGCGGGCATTGATATGTTTCGAATAATGAAGTGGCAAAGCGACAGCTTCAGTTTGGTCAATATTGTCGCGGGGACCCCCCAAATCGGTTCGGCAAACGTTGCAACGCTGACGGTAGACGTGAGTTCGGCTTCTCCTGTAACCCCACGCCAATTTACTCCCGCGGAACAAGATGTAATGTTTCAAGAAATTGGTGATGAGGTCGAAAGACTTTGTAATAATAACACATTTGCTGCGCTCGCTTAGGATATCGCCATGGCAATCAGCGGATCGTTGGCTTTTCCAGTATCGGCGACTACAGTCAGCCCCGTCGCGATCGAAGGGTCTAAATTTTATTCTAACGACATACTCAGCGTCTCTAGCAATTTGTCCTCGACCGCTAGCATAGGGACAACAGAATTTTTATCCACGGGTGTTCTGGTCCCGCAAGGCTTCGTGTTGTCTCATACAGGTGGGATCGAATTTCCACCGACGGTTTTGTTGACATCAGGGACGCAATCAAGGAACCCCCTCGCACCAAATACAATTTTGATCGGCGGCACAGATCGGGCAAACACCGCAGTGGCGATGAGGAAAGTTCATCGACAAACAGAAAACCAATCGATCTTCGATCCCAATAACAATATTATCGCTGGAATTGCGGGCTCAGTAATGTTGCTAAGCTTACCAGGGGTAATGATTACGCCAACAGATCGCGCTGTCTTTTTTCCAACTAATAATCTTAGGAGTCAACTTGGACAAATTTCTATTGAGGATCTAGGTTTTAATGGAACGAGCATTATTGCACAATCTGGTGCGAACTCAATATTCGTCGACGCAAGCCGTCAACTGATAGATGAGATCGTTACAAAACGCGCCAGCTCCGTCATTGATCCTGAGAATGTTACAGTAGCCAACGCCGGAATGCGCGATGCAATCACGCTTGTTCGAAAGAACAATCTGGGGGGTGTCCATCTCATAACGCTTTCTGAAGATGGAATTTTGGGACTGCAATGGCAGAGGGGCGACAGGGGTGTGGCACTAATTTTTGCGGGTGATGGTTTTGCGTCGATCGCATTTAGGCGCCCAGGTCAATATTATGCAGAGAATGGCATTGAATCTCAGATTGACGATCATCTGCCGAAGGAATTTTATGATGCACTTGAATCGGTAACTGTCCAATAGACCATTACAAATGCCTGAGTGCGTCGAAGAACAAACAACAAAACACTATCGCGGCAAATGGTGTGGATTTGGTCCCGTTCAGAATGACGAAACGGTACTGTTTGCGGTCTTCGAAAATCAGGACCGCAGGAAAAACACATTAACCGCAGATTCATTTAGTAAGAATCTGAACTCTACCTCAGAGTCCATTGCACGTCTTTCTTATGTCGCGCGCGCCACCTTTCGAAGAAAGATTGTAAATAACCGACGCCTAGCTGGCGTTGCTAGCGTCATTGTTTCCAAAATCAGAGATATGCGCGTGGAATTTGAGCAACAAGGAGTCAAACAAAAGGTGCGTTCAGTTTGTATAGTTGACAGAGTCGAGAGAGGGGACTGTCAAGGGCATGCGACGATGGGATATTCAGAGGCCATTGGGCCGCCCATGACGCAAGCGTATATAAGTAAACTGCGTAAGAAAATTAGGATGGATTTGGCGGAAACATTCTCGCAAATTCAACCGGAAGAAAGCTACCAATGGCCTTCATCTATCCAAGTTCTTCAAAAGCGATTTTTATCGGTCAGACGTGTTCTCGTTGCTTTACGCGATTGAATTTGAGTTGTGCCGTATTCTAGAGATTGAGCCCCTCGACCAGTAACAAAGTTTCTACGATCGGCATTTAACCTCCGAATTGGGCCCAGGCGGTTAACCGTCTGGACAGATTATGCTTGGAATGCACTCAGGACAGCACCAAGCGATCTGCGCCGCCTTCCTGGTCCGGCTATGATGGAAACCGTGTGAACGGAGCCTCTTCGCAAAATTGTGTGACGCCCGCGCTAGGGTAACCGCGGACAACACCTTTAGACTCACGTACGCGCTTCCCTGGGTCAACCAGAGGCATCCCGAAGTGCCACAACGCATTGCTCGGTGACTACCGCTCGGCAATCGGAGATCCGCGATCCGACCTGAATTAGGCGCGCGGTGCGTGCAGGATCTTGCTATAAATGAGAACAGCGGAAATTCTGACAAATTTCAGTCCGCGACGGCATTCAGCCGCAGCGGAACGCTGATTTACGTCAATGACGAGGAAAATGACTGAACAGGCCAATTAGCTCAACTGCATGATCGCAACGCAGAGGGCTTTGTGAAACAGGTTTTTCCCGCCGAACGCGACGAACAAAAGCGTATCGGCATGAAAAAACGGAACGCAATGACAAAAGCGGAACGCAATGACAAAATCGGAAAACAAAAACCTCGCAAATCGCTCATCGCGGACGGCGATTTCGTCAATGATTTGATGAAGATTGGCTACTTTGGGCCGCGAAAGCGGCGTGTACCACCCCTTGTAGGATTAGACATTAAACACCTCAAACCAATCTCTCTCCCTAGCACACACCATGAGTTACCTAGAAAAGCACTAAAGGCATGGCGAGACACAGGCACGGCTATTAAGGGCTTATTTCTTCATGAAGCATTGGCAAGCGAGCCGAGCGTAAAAGCCTTCACGTTGATGCTGAGCATGGACGTAGAAAAGCACGTGCGTGCTCTAGGGAAGCATGGCCTCGCTTGGCTGCACCGAAGGGTCGTTAGGCAGCTACGGCCTCTGCGTGACCTCTGTAGGGCCGGCGCGGTGCCATTCGTATTCGTCCTCGAAGAAAGCCGCCGCATGAGCCGCCGCGCCCGGCTCCACATTCACGGTGAGATTTCTATGGGGCCAAGTGTGAGCGAACGCGATGTTGAGAAGTTCCGCGCCGCCCTTAAGCGCGCCGGCGGGAATTGGGTTCCTGAATATGATGACGATAAGGTCCCGGTTAAATTCACAAGCGCCCCGGATATCGGCTGGATGGGCTACTCCTTGAAAAACTTGAATAAGCCTGGGCTAAAGTTCTTGCGCCGATACGGTGTGGAATCGGATAGGCGTTATGTGCATGGATTTGAGGGAAAGGCTCTCACAGCTAGTGAGGACTTGCAGCGAAGAGCGGCTTTAATGCACGCCGAGGCAGTGAAATTGGTCTGGCACGTGCGCTGATTTGACGGTTATCTAAGCCCTATGGAGTTCGAACGGCGGGCAGGATTCGCCTATGCAACTCGCTGATAGCAGAATATCGAATTCACGACGGAAGTCGCTCAGGGTCATGTGTGACTGAGCTAATCAAGGTCGATGCTGGCACTTGTCCGCTTCTCCGAAAGCGACCGGCATTTCAAGCCGTGGGTACCCAGCGTCAGATTTTAACACTAGACCGGCCCATCCATATGACTTGCCATTGAAAGCCCGGCCATCGCGCCGGGCTTTTTCATTTCCGCTCATCCTGGGACGGAAAACCGTCAAAATTGTCTAAGTCACTAAAACTACAAGGCGATTCAAGCCGCTCCATACTTGCTATAACTAAGCTATGACAAGGTCTGTCGGCTTCACCCAAGCGAGCCTCACGCGCGCCATCAACGGCGCGCGCAGGGCGGGGCTGTTTGTCACGGCGATCAAGGCGGATGGCACCGTGCTGGTGTCCGACACCCCGGTTGACCCTAAGGTTTTTAGGATTCAAGCTGGCGATTGTTCGTCCCCTTACGAGGACACGAGAGCTTGAGCCGCGTCGATCTCCCCTATCTGTTTTCAGATTATGATCGGCACGGCAACAAGCGTGTGTTTGTCCGCCGGCACGGCCGCAAAATCCGCATTCGACAAACGCCGGGTACCAGCGAGTTTCTTGCCGCCTATACCGAGGCGCTGGCCGAGCTGAACGCCTTTGCCGGTTTGGTTGCGCCGATCACAGGCAAGACCACGATAGGCACCTTCGGCTGGCTAACGGCGCGCTATCTGGCATCGGAAGAGTTCGGAAAGCTGGTGCCCGACTCACGGGCCACCCGACGCGCCATCCTCGACGCCTGTATGGCCGAGCCTATTCGTCCCGGCGCTAGGGAAACGATGGCGGGATGCCCGCTCACTATCCTAGCGCCAAAGCACATCAAGACCCTACGCGATCGCAAGAAAGGATTGCCGGGTGCCGCCAATAACCGACGCAAGTATCTTTCCACTTTGTTCGGCTGGGCAGTCGAAGAGGGATTGATCAAGGTCAACCCGGCGCGCGAGCTTCGCCACATCAAATCTGTGAGCGAGGGCTTTCACAGTTGGAGCGTCGAGGAGGTGCGGCAGTTCGAGGCGCGCCATAAAGTCGGCACCATGCCCCGCCTCGCGCTTGATTTGATGCTCTATCTCGGCGTGCGGCGAGGCGATGCCGTGCGGCTCGGCCCCCAACAAGTCAGCGACGGCGTCATTAGTTTCGTGCCAAGCAAGACGAGCTATGTGCGTAACGATCTATCGCACAAACCTATTCTCGCCCCATTAGCACGCAGCATCGCGGCGACCGCGCACGGCTCAAAGACGTTTTTAGTGACATCATTCGGCAAGCCGTTCACGGCCAAAGGTTTCGGCAACTGGTTCCGCGACCGCTGCGATGAAGCCGGTCTAAAAGAATGCACCGCGCATGGGCTACGGAAGGTTGGCGCGACTATTTGCGCCGATGCCGGCGCGAGCGATCGGCAGTTGATGGCGCTGTTCGACTGGACGAGCGAAAGGCAAGCGACGATCTACACCGCAAGCGCCGACAAGAAGAAGCTTGCCGGCGAAGCCGCGCGCATGATCGAACGAAGAATGAATCTGCCAACCGGATCGGATAGTGAACCGCGTTGACCCACCTAATTGACCCACTTCTGTTTCGATAATCTTTTCAATAGCCTACTGGCGGCGTGGTGGGAGAGGTAGGACTCGAACCTACGAAGGCATAGCCAGCGGATTTACAGTCCGCCCCCTTTG